CTTCATCTTCTATTTTTACAGTAGTAATAGCATTATTTGCTATTTTATTTTTAGTTACTGCGGCATCTAATATTTTATCTTCTATTATAGCATCATCTTGAATATGAACTGTTTCAATAGTATCGTCTTCAATCATATTACCTGTAATAAAAGGAATCGATTCAAAATCAACAAGAATATTTGTTTTCCAAACACCTGATCCTTGGTGATAAGCTCTTACTTCGAATTGTACATTAGTTAGATCAGCGGGAATACTTGCTCCAAAAATAGTCATAGTATTACCATTAAGATTTACTGTAGCATCATAAAGAATACGATATTCAGTTCCTGTAGCAGCTGCTCCGGAATCACTAACCGTAAAGTTAGAAGATAGTGTAGGAGTACCTGTTAATCGATATAAATTGTAAGGTTCATTAGCAACAAGACTAAGAGTACCTCCTGAATTTGTAATTGTATAATTATATACAAAATTATTTCTAGTTGCCATTATCCTTTAAGAATTATTTCTGATTGTATTTTATTAATTGTCAAACCACCTTTATTTGAAGTTACATTTAAAGATATGGTATTTGTAGAAGTAAAATTAGGAATTCCAGCTGTATGTCCTTCTATATATTCTTTTTCTACAAATACTCCTGCTGCATATTTTTCAGTTGTAATAAAAAAATGTTTTGTTTCATTTATCTCGCCGTATATATATGATTTACCTGTAGGTATATATACTGTAGTGAGTATAGTAGCATTTACTAAAATCTGTACCGTAGAAGCGTCCGAAGTACCGGCATTTTCTAAATGAATTTGAAATTTGTAACAATCTTCATCATTCACAAGAATATCTTCTGGAATAGTTAAAACTGTTGAAAAAGCACCTGTTACAGTATTTGCTTTAGTTTCAACAAAAGGATCCGTAGTTAAAGATTCTTCTACCCAAGCAAGTGTTGTTGAATTATCTCCATCGTTTCCAGGTATACCTTGAGGAGTAAAAGATACTATTAAAGCCTCATCACTATTGAAAGTACCATTATGATGTATATAAGTTACAGTTATGGTATAATAAGAAGCTGTATTAGTTACATTTGTTATACGACCAATCCAAAATTTAGAATCGTCATATTCTTTAAAAATTTTTATAAGACCATAGTTATTACTATTATTAAAAGAGGCTAGAAAAAGACTCATATTAACAGCATTAGCATCTGTTTGATGAATATATAAAGCAGTTACTGAAGCCGGAGTAGCATTATTCATACGTAAAGTATTAATAACAGGAGCAACTATAATTTCTGATTTAAATGTCCATTTTGAAGAATGTCCTCCATATTTACCATTTAAACCATCAAGTCCATTTAAATAAGGCAATTCTACAGAAGAATCACAACCACATGAATTTAAACATTGACACATTTAATTATTATTTTTTTTAATTTAACATCCGCATCCACAATTTGCCTGTGGTGAATTACAATAGTCTTGAAGTAAAGCTAAAATTTTTAAACCAGATATATGATCTAAAGTTTTTCCTGATTCAATTAACGCAAATTCTAAAGCTTTTATTTTATCTACAAATAATTGCTGTTCAGTATCTGAAGGGTTTTTTAAAAGTTTCGTTATAGATTTACTAATACAACAAGCAACATTTGTATAAATTAATTTTTGTTTACATACAGTATAAATAGTTGTTCCTGCTGTTACAGTATAAGTAACTTTATAAAAACCATCTATTAATGAAATATCAGTATTTAAAATAGGATTCAATTCAAAAGTTCCTGTAACAGGATCAACTAGCGAATCTGTAGTGTCTATATTAAATGTAGATTCGACATTAGAAGAATCTATTATTGAAACATCTAATATTAATGAATCGACATCTCCTGATAAAAGAGTAGTTGCATCTTCCCAGCCAGTTATATTATCTGGATCATCATATATATCTGTAGTATCCGTAACTTGAAGAAAATAATCACCATCGTTATTTTTTTCAAGACAAAAATTTATTTTTGGAACAAATGCCATTTTTTATTAATTTTTATAATATAAAAGGAGGTAGAGGATTACCCTCTCCTCCTTTTTATAATTTATTGATTTACTTAAAATTAGAAAGTATAAGTAGTATTCATAACCTCACCAAGAGTAGTAAGGAATTCAACAGCCTGAGCAGAAGCTTGGTCATTGAAGAATATTCTAGCAGATTTACGACTTATTGAATTAGGACCAATAGTATGATTTGTTTTATCATCCCATACAATTGTTACACAACCGTATTGTCCACCAACTTCAGCATAAAGATTAGGTTGGAAACGAACATCAACACGAGAATATCCATTACCAAAGATAATATCTCCAAAGAGATCTTCTTCGGCGACTTGTTCATAAACTCCTGATCCTAAGAAAGAAGCTACAGAACGAGTAATTAAAGTTGAACCGAAACCTTGTATTGTAGGAATCCATTTAGCTTTACGATAACGAACACCTTCTTTAAGACGGAATTTACGAGGAATTCCTATAAGTTTCATTCCGAAAGCAGCTGCGTCTGCAAGTGCAGCAGTAATCATTTCGACATTGGCTACAAGAACAGTAGCAGTAGCTCCTACAAAAGGAGTAACTAACTGTAAAGTATTAGAAGCAGCATCGATAGAAGCAACTTCATATACAGGTGATGCAGTAGTAGTACCACCTACACGAAGCCAAACTCCAGCTACAATGTTAGTTGGATCAGTACCTGTCCAAACAACAGTTTTAGAATCTTGAGTAAAAGTAAGGTTAGTTGGAGCACCTGTTACAGCAACACCAGCATTATCACAAATCAATTCTACACGAAGATCGCGCTCATATCTTTTACGAGCATCTGCGTTCATTACATTAGCTAAATTTTTAGCAATTTCTGCTTGTGTAGCAGTTGCATCAGAAAGATAATGCGCAAAAATGAAATTCTGTTGAGGAAACTCTTGTCCACGATCTCCAAAAGGAAATTGAAGACGAACGAAATAATCATTTGAGTTAGCAACAACAATAGAACCAGCTGTTCCGTTATAACCTATAAAATCAACTTGCTCAGTAGCAGCTGCATAACCTTTTGTTTTAACATTAACTACATCAGCAGCTGTAATAACATCAGTTACCCTAGTTGATCCACCTTGATGAATCATAATTTTTTTTACTCCTGTACCAGAAGTAAGAACTTGTCCAAATACGTTGGTAATAGCAACTTCACCATCTAAGAGATTTTCAGCTCTAGTAGCTGTGGTAGCTGCTAAATCTTTACCAACAAGAACATAAGAAATATTTCTTTGTGTAAACATTTTAATTTAATTTAATTTTTATTATTCTATTGTATTATTTAATATACTTTGTGATTGAAAACGAGGTTCTTGACTCGTTTCAAGGGCGATATTAATAGCTTCAGAAACAATTTCACGATGTAAATTATCATGAAGTTCACAAGGAACTGGATTATCTCCTACGACAATATCGTTTGGTTTTTTTAGATATTGTACATGATACTCTTCGATATTATCGCCATTTGTAATTATCTCAGAGCGAAATTTATTTTCAAAGACTGGAGCATCTATTCTCCAAACTTTATTTTTATTAGGTTTAAGAAACGGATTTCTTTTTTGTAAAAGATATTCATCTCTTGTAATTGGTATAACTTCACGTATTTCTTCACAAGAAGAATCAGTAATTACCCATTCAATTATAGGTAGCCAAAGATCATCAGGAAGATCATAAATAATTGAATTATTTGAAACACGACCTGTTTGGTTTAAAGATACAGAAGTTTTTATAGTATTATCGTCATTACGAGAAGAAGATATGAGCCCTTGTAATTCTTTTCGTCTCTTTTCAGTTTCTTCAAAAGAATCACCTGGTAAAGGTTTGTATCTTCTTTTAATTATTCTTTCTTGAGACTGTGAAAGAAATAATGAAATTTCTTCATCTGTATACCCAGGAGAGCTAAGGTTGGCTACTTTATCATAGCCAACCAAAAACTCTTTTTTCATATCTATAGCCATTAACTATTAATTCTTTCTTTAATTTCAATTAATACGTCCTGATTTTCAGGATTTTTTAAATATTCTACAAGACTTTCAAAAGTCATTTTTAAATCTGGATTACCAGTGATATAATATTTCAGACCGTCTTTAGAAATTACTTTAGAATCAACAGCTGATATAATATCAGCTTTCATAGTAAAATCTTCATCTTTCAATACTGATAAGAATTTTTTAGGTTCTTTTTCAGCGAATTTTTTCAATTCTGCTTTTAAGAAATCTGAACTTGCGCTTTTAGGAACTTTAATATTTGAACTCAAATTTAAAAGTTTTAAAGCGTTTTTCATTTTCACATCTGAAGTAGAAATTTGTCCATAATGTGTCCATATTTCTGATGTGATATCAGCTTCACTAGCTTTTGCTTTTGTTTCTTCAGCTTCGTCAATCATTGCAAATTTATATGTTGCTTTGAGTAATCGCGATTCCCATGTAGGAGCTATTGTATCTGTATTAGAACGAGCAATAATAAAAAGCTTATAATCATTTGGATTTTCTAAATTTAGACGTAAACCATCTTTATTTAATTTTAAATTAGTTTTAAAATCTTTCCAATAATTATCTTTATCAGGTTTGTTCGGACTTAAATATCCTTCTGGAACAGCCATTGCTTTTTCTAAAGCTCTTAATTCAGATTCGTTAGCTACAAGATTGAGATTACCATGAGTATCGGCGGGTATAACATACTTTGCGCCAGTACCAGTAAACATAAAATTACCATCATGATTTGCTGGAAGCCAACCAGCTTTTCTAGTTACAGGCTTTATAAAAACTCTTTTTTTAGGAAATGTAAATTCTGTATTCTCCATATGTTTCAAAATTTATTTATTTATTAATAAGTTACACCTACATCAGCAAGAACTGCTGGATACATAATACCAGTACGAGAAGGATCAGTTACGCGAGAACCAATACCTTGTTCCATTATAGTGATATACCAACCATCTACAGGATTAGCTGCCATTTGCCAACCGCCTTGCAAAGAAGGAGCCATTGGATTGCAACGAATACCAGGAACTACCGCACGAGTTGTACTGTTACGAACAGAACATTTTTGAATATTACGATTTCCATTAGAAGTACCAATATCCAAAATATAGTAAACGCGAGATTCTGCAACACCACCTTCTGAGTGCATAATCTTATTACGAACTAAGTCGTCATTAAGAGGTTCATGCATTACAGATACTTCAAGTCCGTTAGGACCTTTATATTCAAGGAATTGGCCACGATACCCCATTGAATTTCCTGAACCCATATAAATACGAGATTCAGTTTGATTAGGAGTATAAAGTTGTGTGTAATCTTCGATAGATTCAGAAAACTGATACATACCCCATTCGCCAGTACGGAACATAAATTTACGTTGGTCTTTCGACAATCTATTAATAGACATTTCCAACATAAACTGAGTAATATATTGAACAGTAAATGAATTATAATAAGCTACGTTTGAGCTATCAATTTGCTGCTTAACACCAGCTCCTTGTACAATTTGCACACCTGATTTACCTTTTTGACGGAAAGTTTTTTCTTCAGTCTGATTTGATGTAGCAAACATCAAAAGATAAGAAAGAGAATCTTGAAACTGAGTATCAAATTCCCAGTCTGCATACTGCAACCAAGTAGTTTTAGGACCGTCTCCAGTCATCCAAGTAAATGATACAGGCTTTGCTGCAAAATTACCAGGACGAGTATCTTCCATACGAATAGAAGAGAAACGGTTAATCATAGAGAATGGAGAAGTGTAGTTTACAGTTCCGCCTTTAGTAGAAAGATAAGTTTCTACTGGATTCCATTCTTTAGAGAATCTTTTGCTCTCTTGAAGTTCTTCAAAAGGAATAAAAAGATCATCATCGCCAGTAAACAATTCACAATTATAATGTACTTCATTACCAACAAAAGTTGGTTCTTCCACAATACGAATTGGATAGCGTTCATTTTTTTCACCGACAATTAAATCAGTTTCAGAGAAATAATTTTCTCCAAAAACAAGGGTGAAGTGAGACATGTTAATACCTGTCTTATCTGCTCCAGTAACAGTAGTACCGTTAATTTCTGCACGAATAAGAGGTATATTTTTGCGAGAGTGACCCTGCAACATCCATCTGAAATCAGCATCAGAATCATAGTATTCTACACCAAATTGAGTTTCAAGAAAGTTATTGAAATCTAAACCGTAATTCGCTTGGCGAATCATAGTAATAAGATTAGATGCTTTCTGAGGCTCCATTCCATAAATAGAATACAAGTGATTAACTGTAGTTAATCCAGACCAATCTGTAGGGGTAGTCTCTTGTAAAGGAAACATTCCTGCCATAATTAATTAATTTTTAAATTATTTTTTGTTATAAAATTTAAGAAGTTCGTCCATTGAACCAGGAATAGATGTCGCAAGATCCTTAGTTGTTGTTTCATCATTACCGTCAGAAGCTGTTTTGCTTATAGTTGATATTCCTTTATCAAATAGAGTAGAACTTGATAATGTTTTTTCTAATTCTTCAATGGTTTTTGATTTAGTTCCTTTTAGAACATTATCAAATTTACCTTCAAAAAAGCCTTGATCTGCAAAATAATTGAGAAGAATCTCAAATTTAATAGGATCTTTAGCTCTAACGGATTGTACAAAAGTTACAGGATTACCGTTATCATCCATTGCTACCGGAGTAGTAAGATTTTTAAAAATCTTATCTTTTGTTGCTTTTGGTAATTTAATACCAGGTATAATTTCTTCGTAAGATTCAACTTGTGTTTTAATCTTACCTAATAAATCTTTATTAGCTTCTTCTTGTTGCTTACGAAAATTAGTTGCTCTTTCAATTTCAGTTTGCTTTTCTTTTTTATTTAAATCTGAAAGTTTATCTTTAAATAAAGAAGATTTAGTGTAAAGTTTATCAGTATCTTTAAAATATTCAATTTGCTCATCAATTTCATCAGTGCTCATTCCTAGTTTACCAAGATATTGACGCGCAATATTTTCTTGAATAGTTTGTGAATTTTCTAAAACATCATCTGTAATTTTTTCTAAATCTACAGATTCTTTCATTATTGCTTTAGCTGTTTCTTTATCGACTCCGTTTTTAACTAAATCTATAAATTCTTGTACCTCTGGTTCATATTGAGATATTTTAGCTGATGCTATAGTATCTAAATGACGAGTTAATGCAGAAGTCAAACCTTCAATTGTGGGATCTTCTTCAAGTTCCTTACTAAGTTCTTCAGAAAGGAGACCCTCCTCTATTAGGTGTTTACCTAAAAGAACATATGGAGAAGAATTTTTTGCTTTTGAGGAGGCATCATCCCTTTCTTCTTTATGTTCGTTATTATTATTTGTTGTATCAATTATAAGAGTTTCCGTATCATTATTGATAGGATCCTCTTGTTTTTTCGGATTTAAAAGTTGTTCTTCCATCAACTTTTTTTGTATATCCGGCGTTAAAAATTCTAATCCTAGTTCCATATATTATATTTTAATGTTAAATTTACTTAAATCTTTTTTAAAAGTCAATAGAATATTGTAAAATATTTAATAATTATTTTACTTATCTATAGCTTTACTTAGAAGGATTATTTGGTTTTTTTGATTGTTGAGTTTTAATTTGAGCTTGTTTTTTAGCTTCTTCTCCTTTAACATTAGCTACTTCTTTATTAATAGACATTTCATGTTTTTTAAGTTCCATAGCTAAAGCATGTTCTTGTTTCATAAGCTGAAGTTCAAGTTCGCCTTCTTTTTGTGCTTGTTCAAGTTCTTGCTGCATTTCTTTTTCTTTTAATTGAATTTCTTGTTCAATTTTTTTCTTTTCTAACTCAAGATACTTAAGTTCAAGAGCCATTTTTTCTTTAAGTTCCTTTTCTTTAAGTTGTTTTTCTTTTTCTGTTTTTGTTTTATCTGTTTTTAATTGCTCTTTATCATAATTTTTATTATGTTTTAATTCTTCTTGCTTTCTTTGATCTTCACGTTCTTGTTTTTTACGAGCCATTTCCATTTCAAACTTAGTATATTCTTTATTTGTTTGATGTTCCTCATCTTTACGTTTTTGATCGCGATTATGTTCATCAGCTTGAATTCTCAATTTCTCCTGCATTTCAAGTACTTTAAGATTTAATTCAGAATTAACAATTTGAGGATCGTTAGAAAGTTGAGATTTTAGTATTTCTGTTTTACGTTTTTCTTCTTCTCCTATTTTAAGTAAAGCTAATTCATGCATTTGTTGATCTTCACGAGCCTCTATCTCTCTTTGTAATCTAGCTTGTTCAAGTTCTTGTTGAGTTTGAAGCATCTGCATTTCATGATCTCTCTGTGCTTTTTCCATAGCTTCTTGCTGTTGCTTTTTTAATTCTTCAGCATTTTCCATAATTTTAGCCATTTCAGTTATAGACTCAGATTGATATATATCAATAATTTCTTTAAATCCGATCATTTGATTTTGCATAGCTGCATGAGCTAATTGTTTAATAGCCATTTCAAATTCAATATATTTTGAAGATGAGGTAACAAAAATAGCTAAGTTAGCATCAGAAACATCTGTAGGATCCGATTCTATTAATTTAATAGAAGCTTCATCAAGTATGTGATAATATCTCTTATCTGTTTTATGTTTTATACAGAATTTCGCAGCTTCAAGAAAAGTCTGCATAGCTCTTAATTTTGTATATTCATGAATAGAAAACCAAGGTTCTGTAATATGTGAACTTTGAGTAACAGCTCTTTCTGTATTACCTACTAGTTCTCTTTGCTCTATTTGTCCTTGTCTTTGTTTAGTTACACCAGATATATTTCCTACTTGTTCTTCAATATAAGCTAACATTTGTATATTAGCATTAATATAAGTAGCTACAGTATCATCAGAAATAATATTAGGCTGAAAAGCATTAGCTTGATAAGCTAATTCACCCTTGTTAGGACCTTCCATTATTTCATTGAAAGGATTAATAATCAAATAACCTAAAGATTCTGCATATGTCATCCATTTTTCCATATCCCAATTATTAGGAATAAGAGTAGAAGGAAGTACAATTTGAGGACCTTTGTATTTAGCAAAAGCCAATTCAGTACGATACATAAATATATTAAATAAGTACTGATAAGGTTTTAATTGATCAAATAAAGATCGAGCCCTTGATGAATTAGTATTATAATAAGTGCCAATATATCCGGATTTGCATTCCGATAAGTTATTAATTGACTGAAATTGAAGAGGTTTAGGTCTAATTCTTTTATAAATATCTTTACCGATTCTAACTCCTTCCCAATATTCATTTGTCCAAATCCACGTAATTTCTTCTCCGTATTGTTCATTTATTTTATAATTTTCATCTACAATCATTTTTTGTGGCATTCCTTCTTCGTCGTAGTATTTAAGTATTCCTTTTTTACGTTTTGATTTCCAAGTTGATCTAATAAGTCTAACATTTCCATTATTATCAAAATATTCTCCTGTAGAAGAAAAGCGATCTACTTCCCAAGAAATAGGAGTTTCAGAAAATGCAGATGTATAGATAGTAGGTGTTCTAAATTGATAATTTACTTTACCATTACCTTCATAATTATTACCTTGCGTACGCATGTAATTACACTGATCTTCAAGACTTTTGATTTCAGATTCTGTAAGGTCATCATAGAATTCATCTATAACTGAACCTAAAGATGCATAAACATCCTCTACAATTATATCAGCATCATCAATATATGGAGAAAGGCCGTTTCCATAAGTCCATATACGTAAAGGATCACATTTTATTAATTTAGGTTCGCCAGCAATAATATCTACACGATAGATTTCATCTGCTGAAATAAGAGCATCAAGAAAACCTTCATTAAATTTTCTTTGCATTTCTTGCTCTTGAAAATAGAATTTTAAGATCTCAGAAGAAATCTTTTCTCTAAAATCTTGATAGTCATATTTATAATATTTTTGTATTTCTTGGAGTCTGCGCTTTATTACTTCTTGATCCTGTTCTCCAGCTTGTAAAGCTTCATTAATATACTGCATTAAAGACTCTTTCATCTTATCTTCTTTAATTGTAAAATTATCAGGATTAGTACATATAACTCTCCATTCAAAACGTCTTTTAATTTCTTCACCTAAAAGAAGTTTTAATTTAGGATTGATTAACGGATAGTTTTGCATTGTTGCTGGAAAAGAAGATAAATTTAATCCAGCAGGTGATATAATTTTAGACATATTTCTAGTGTCCATTATATCATTAAAGAGATCATAATTCTCTCTTTTATTTGTATAATCTTGTCTAATTAATGGTAAAGTGTTACATGCTAATTCAAAAGCTCCCTCTACGCATTGTTTACCCCATTCTTCTCCTTTTTTAGAAGAAGCTAGTTTTTGTCTGGGAAATTCTTTGTTTATCATTATTTAAAATTGAATTTTTATTTATAAATGTTTCAAATCTTGCTAAAGATGTATTATTTTCTTGTTCCATTATGATTGGTCTTTTAGCTTTTTCTTCAAGAAGTATCATTGCCATACCAAGTGCAGAAACTCGGTCAAAGTTTCCTTCTGGATTCCAATATAATAATTCTTCAAGTATTGCTATAGACCTAATAAAATAACAGTTATTTATATCTTCTTCTCCATATGCTGTTTCTAATAACCATTCTTTTGTTAAGTTTCTATGCCAATTATTTACTGATTCTGAAGCTGGAGTACCATAAGCTTTATTACCTTTTAGTAAAGCTTTTGACATTATACTCATGTCTTTAAGAATCTTAGGAGTAGGACATAGTAAATGAGTAGAATTTTTTACTTCAAAATATTGAAAAAGACCTTTTTTATTATTTTCATAATTGCATTTAGCATTATAATACAATAATAATCGTCTTACATTTTCATAATATTCTTTTGCTGTTTCATGTCGTGCAGTATATTCAGCAACAATTCTTCTCGTTAATCTATTAATTACAATAGTAGATTGTAAAGAACCATTAAAATCATCATCATCTACAGGGTCACATCCAGCAATATATATATTATCTGGAATTATTCCATCATCATTTTCTACAGGATGTTCAAATACTTCAATACATCCTTGTTGACCTTTAGATACTCTATGAGGATATTCTTTAATTGGCTTATCATTAGTATTTTTCCAAACCATTTTACCATCATCAGGAATAACAAATCCTTTATAGGAAGCATTTAAAAGTTTTTGATTAACCGTTAAATTAGTATGGGCAAATTTGAGATCTGCTGTAGGGAAAAATAATCCATCCATTGAAAAGAAAATTTCAGATGGTTTTATAGGATTATTAATTACTTCAGTAGCATATTTTATTTTATTATTTTCAACTTGTTTTCTATTTGAAAGTAAATAGTTTAAAGCTCTGTCATCATCAGAAGTATTGTCTTCTAAATTTTTATATTGATTTAAAACACGATATTTAGGAACAAACATTCCTATTTCGCCTTTATGCTCCCATTTATCTTCAAATACTATGCAGTTAAACTCAGATGGATTTTGAAATATATACTTAGTATAATTAGCTGCTATACCTTTAGTTAAACCACCAGTTCCGAACATCCAAACTGTTCCAAATTGACGACCTGATTCCGATACGCATTCTTTTAATGCTCCTAATACTTCTTCAATATTATCACAAAAACCAACTTCTTCAATCATAGCTAAAGATGGACGAGTACCGTTTGCTGCTAAAGGATTATCTTGAAAAGTACGATGTATTATTTTAGATTTAGATTTTTTAGATTGAAAAGTTTTAGCAGCAGCTAATGATCCTTCTGTTTCAAAATAAAGAGGAGATGGATATTTTTTTCCTTTATATTCAATAGATCCTGGTAAATTTTCAAATCCAAGACGAAATTTCTTTAATAAATCTGTAGAAAAAGAAGATTCAATAGCTCCGACAACAGTTTGACTAACCATCGGTTCTGCTGTCTTACGTTTTCTTAACCATTCATCAAAATTAAATGCTCCGTCAAATATAAAATTATGAGCAATACAACATGCTGCAAAAAATGATTTACCTCCTTCGCGAGCCTCTAAGTCTATAATATTTCTAGCTTCATTTAAAAACATAGGAAGACCTAAATCACCATTATGTTCTTTAAATAAATATTCTCTTGGTGTTTGATATTTTTTATGTAAATCTTCCTCTCTTAAATATCCAAATTCAATAGACTGCTTAATTAAATCTTCTTTGGTTAATTCAATATCCATGCTTAGAAGATAATTAAACTTAATACTATCAGGATGTAATTCATTACAGGTATATTCTGTATCTTTTTCAAATCCACAAAAACCTCTAGCTTCCATATACCAATAAGCTTTATCCCATTCAATATCTCTAAGCCAAGGTCTACCTATAGATTTACCTTTATTAGCTTTAGAACCTCCGACTTCAATAGGCCAGAAATTTACATATAAATATAAAACTCCAGGCATCCATTTACCATTGTGCCATTTACCATTTATGCAATTACGTATCTGATTTAACCACCATTGAGATCTTTCGTAATCTTGAGATACTGGATTAAATTCAGGTATTTTAATTAAAAAATCTTTATTTTTCCACATATTATAAACTATCCATTAAAGATTTAATTTTTGTTTCTTCTTTTTCACCAGTTTCAGATTGTTCAACTTTATCTTCAAGAGATTTAAGATGTCCGTAAAGTTCTTTTGTTTTAGAAAGCATTGTATCTAAATCTTTACCGTTTTCCAAACTATATGAAGTATTAGCGAGAAATGTATCACGTTCTTCCATTTTATTTTTCCAAGCTAAAAGTGTTTTCTGTTCTTGTGTAAGTAAACATTTATTATAGAAATCAGTATGATCTTTTAATGTAAACCAATCAAAGTTTTCCTGCTTTAAAAAATCTCTTGCTATTAATTGTTCTTTATCTTTTTTAGAAAGATTACGATAAGGATTATTTTTTGAAGGATCACATAAAAAGGCTATAGCCCACATTTTCTGTGAGCTATTTTCCTTATTGCGGGATTTATCATCTTTGTACAGTCCTTTAAACGGTTCAAGGACTTTAAATTGTGGAAATTCTTTCCAGAAATTTTTATCAGTATCAAAATTAACAAGTAAACTCATTTTAATGATATATTGGGTTAACCATATTTTTTGGTTGATTAATATTAGCTAGATCGAATTCGGTCATTTTATTTTTTACAATAGCTTCAGTTGTAAGTAATTGACAAGTAATTGATACTGCGTTTTCAAGTGCTACTCTAAGTACTTTAGTAGGATCAATTACACCTTGTTCATATAAATTACAATATTTATCTGTTCTAAAATTATAACCATCAACAAGGATAGTATATGCTTCTTGTACTGCTAATACTCCAGTTTTATCGTACATATCTACTATTTCATTAATAGACATATTAGATTCATTATGCTTATGAATAGTTAATTGATTATTAATATTATTCAATATAACTTCAGGTACAAGACCACAATTTGTAGCTACCTGATTAAATACTGCTTTTACTGATTCTATAACTATACTCCAACCTCTTTCTTCGTCTTTATTAAGATCAGGTTTAATAGCTGAACTTGCAGCATTAATATAAGTAATTCCAGATCCTGGAACAATACCTTCTTCAAGTGCAGCTTGTGATGCACGAATAGCATCATCAATTCTATCTTTCTTCTCTTTAAGTTCTGTTTCTGTAAATCCATGAACATTAATTACAGCTACTCGACCTTTAAGAGATGCAATCCTATTATTAAATATATCTCGGATTAGTTTATCATTATCATTAAGAGCTCTGTGACCTTCAATTTCTTTAATTCGAAGATCAATAGATTCTTTTACATTATCATTAATAAAAAATGTAGTAGTATTTCTATCTACACGAATGGATTTACAAGTACCTAAACTAGATATATCCGCAAGGTGAAATGGATTACCACAATAATCCCCAAGCATTTTACTTCCAGTTACAATAGACATGTCTTCAAGTAATTCTTTACGATTATTAGCAAAACCAGGCGCTGATACAAGAGCTGCTTGAAGTTTACCTTTATTTACATTAGCTGCTATAACAGCAAGTGCTTCACCAACAATTTCTTCTGTAATAATTATAATAGGACG